TAGTAGGCCAAGCCCGTTGAGGTTGCGCGATTCGTTCCCGGTTCCCAGGACGCGGCGGAGGATGCTCACTTGTTATCCTTTCGCGTGTAGCCGATGGCGATCAACACAATCCCGACAATCCCGACGATAGACGCGGGGTGGACGAGGTACGCCGCCAACAATAACATCGCGAATCCCGCCAGTTCCAACACGTTCGACATCATAGGGCGATGAACTCCACACTCCGAGCGGGCTTGTCCGCTTCGCCCGCATAGTACCGCGCCCGATCAAAAGCCATCACCATCGCAACCGCGAGGTCGATCTTGCGGGGACTCCCGCGGTGTTCCTTGACGATGCGTGGCCCGAACCGGTCGATCTTCACGGCGGAGTTTGTGAGGTGGCGGGTAAGCGCGGCGGATAGGTGCGGGATGCCGCCCCAATGGATTTGATCCTGGGACACGGCTTCGGCCACCTTCTGGCACGCGCTCACCATGCGGACGGGTGATTGGGCGTAGTTCACCACCCGACCGGCGAACGGGCCTTCGCGGTCCAACGCTTCCAACGAACGGGACCATCGGAACGGGTCCGCCGATAGTTCAAGCACGTTCAACCCACGGACTTCCACGAGGTCGCGGAGATCCTGTTCTACTTGGCCGATGTCGACTTGCCAATGGGGATCATCCAATGGGCGTTCATAGAGGAGCAACGGCTCGACGAATCCGTCCAACGTACACGCCACGGCCGCGCTCGCGTCCAACTGGAATGAGCCGTCCCAAGCCACCACGCACGGCTCCCCTGGTTGGATTCGCCGGTCGGACTCCAACCGTTCCCACGCCCCGTTCGGGAGCCATTGGGAGGTCGTCGAGACCCACCGGTTCAACCGCTTCGTCTGGAACTCCACGGGTGAGATCGATCGCGCGGCGGCTTCGAAGTCTTCGGGATCAAGGAAGTCGCCGAATGCGGGGTTGGCCATCTTCCAGGCTTCGGCCGAATCCCACGCGATGGATTCGGGCGCGTGAAAGTATCGGAAGAAGAACGCATCATCAACGACTTCGCCGGACTGGATTCGCGTCCCGTATTGCCAGAGCCGAAAACAAATCGAATCTTGCCCACGGGAATCCGTCTTCGAACCCGCCGTTGAGATGGCCAACACGAGCGGGTTCCGTCGGGTTCCCGATCCTAGGTTCACGGCGGACCATAGACGGTCGTCTGGTTGGACGTGGAGTTCGTCGAAGATCACCATCGACGGGTTCGTTCCTTCGGCCCGTGATCCGTCGGACGATAGGACGCGAAGCACGGAACCGGTGTCGGGGTATTCAATCACGTCCCGCATGACGCGGAGTTTCTTCGACAACACGGGATCCAGTTCCACCATGCGCGCGCATTCGCGGAACACGATCCGCGCTTGTTGCCGGTCGCCCGCGCAAATCAACACCTCGGCCCCCACCTCCTGGAACAATCCGAACAGGGCGATCCCGGACGCGAGCGTGGACTTGCCGTTTTTTCGTGGGAGTAGAAGTAGGCCGCGCCGGTTCTTCCGCCTACCGTCTGGCCGCACCTCGAACAGTCCGTCCAAGATCTCGCGTTGCCAGGGTCGGAGCGCGATGAGTTGTCCCGCCTCGTCGCCTTTCGACGATCGACAGAACGTCTCGATGAACTCCGCGACGAATGGCCCGTCTGTCCTAGGCGCGGCGGGTCGCGCGGATGATCGCGTCGAGTTTCGCGGTTGCCGAGTTCGCTTGTTCGCCAATCTCCGACCTCAATCCAACTCTGGCCGCGGGCGTTAGTCCCAACTCCCGCGCGTACTTTTTCACCGCGTCCGCATTATCGCGGACGATTTGGTGGAGCGGGTTCTTGACGAAGTTCCCGTCCCGCCCTTTTAGGAGCGGCCCCGTCTTCGACAGCATCGCCTCCGCCTCCTGGTATCGAACGAACGCTTCCGAGTATAGGCGGAGGAGATCTTTGTCCGCGGATGTGAGGACACCGGTCGGACCCAGGGCGGCGACGACGCGTTCCCAGACTTCGCGCGCTTCTGGCCGTAAGTCCGCGGGCGGCGTGAGCGGCCCACCGGCGGGGATAGGTTCGGCGTAGTTCACCACGGACGGCCGCGTCTCGCCCGCCAGAAGGCGGAGGCGGGTTGGCTTCGGTGCGGGTCCACGGGTTCCCATTGGGTGATTCTAGATCCGCGCTCGTTGCAAATCCCCGAACGTCGCCGTGCCTTGCTTCTTTTTGAAGTGCGGGATGTTGTTGGCCACGATCCCAATCCGATTCGTTGGGGCCGTGATCGCGAGGATGTCCGATGCCGATTGATCGAAGTATCCCGCCGCGTCGAGCGCGGCTTTCGTGGGGAAGACCTCCGCGTGCCGGTCGCGTTCCACATCGATCAAGTGGTCTTCTTTCCCGCCCATCGAATAAAGCCAACGGAAGTTGTCTGGGGCGTGGCCTTCGACTAGGCGTTTGAACATCGACACTTCTTTGGTGTAGGCGTAGAAGACGACCGCCGGGTGATTGGCCGCGATTCGCAACCAGGCCAACAGATAATCGGCGGTGAAGAAGTCCCCCGAAGCGTGGATTCGAACGTACGATCCCGGCTTGATGTAGCGGGTGATCTCATCGTTCATCGCCTGTTCCCATTCGTTGGGTGTATCGATGACGAGTTTGAGGTTTCGGGCGTGAGCCGCCTTGACGTTCTTGAACCGGAACGTCCCGCTTCGGGCGTAGCATAGGGCCGCGCACGCGCCCGCCTGGGGACACGTGTGAATCGTTCGACCGTCGTCCAACTTCGCGCCCAGGGCGGGGAGCGTCCAGTTCCACGCGCCCACCTCGCGGAGTTCGCGGTTCTGTCGCAACAATCGAGCCATCGTGTGCCTCCTATTGGAGCGCGCGGATTGCATCACAGCATCCTCTCCCCGATGGAATCGGGTCGCATCGTTCCTATGCTTCGCGCGCTCGTGCGTTGGATTGTACCGCCGCCGGGTACGGTTGAGCAAGCGGCGCGATTTGTTCGCGCATCGCGTCATCCAGGGGCATCAAATAGCGGTGCTTCCCCGCCTTGATCACGGCCGTCGCGGTAGGCGAAAAGAACTTCTGCACCGCTTCCAGGGAGTTGGAGCAACCCTTTTGGACGACGCTTCGCGGATGCCAAATCCGTCCGTTGATCTTGTAATACCGCGCGTCGCCCATCGTGCCGGTGTAGATCCAACCGCCCGCCTTGTAGATCCCGCCCGAATGCCCTTCGGTTGGATCGGCGAATGAGACGACTAGCCGAAGCCCTGGGAATGCTTTCCGCAACATCCGAAGCGCGATCGCGATCACCCGCGACACCGGCGTTTTGTGGGTCGTCATCGACACGCGAACCAGTTCGCACCCTTCGAACTGTCCTAGGCCGTACGGCTTCAATAGGTTCGGGGTCGCACCACCACCGAAGATCACCGTCCCGACGAACTTGTCGTCTTCCCACACGCCGAACGTGACGAGTTTGAACGTGGGCATCTGGCGGGAATAGTGCCACTTCTCGACGGCGTACTTCGCGGCTTCGCGCGAACAGTAATCAACCCGGAGGCTAGGCCCGCCATTCATAGCCGCACCCCGGACACTTGATCGCGTTCTTCTGGTCGAGTTTGGACTGTTGATCAAGCGTGGACGTGCCGAACTCTGGGGCTTCCGCACCGGTCGCGCGCGCTAGGTTCGACAACAGTTCCGCGACCTCATTCGATGACGGGGTGATCTCCGCGAGCAACTCGCCCAGGCGCGTCGGATCGGCGAACGCTAGATCGCCGAGCGGATCGTAGGTGGCCAGAACAACGCGCTCCTCGTCTTCGGATAAATCAACGTAGGACACGGGGATCTTCGATTCGTTCCGCGTCATTGCCAGTTCGACCCGAAGGTGGCCGTCGATCAATCGGCCCGTTCGTTGATTCACGATCACCGGTGCGACGAATCCAACCTCATCTAGGACAGCGGCCAACGCTTCCCGTTGGGCGGCGGGGTGACCGCGCCAGTTGGCGGGGTTCGCGAGCAACTGGTCGGGCGACTCTTCACCCGCGCCAATGATGCGCGACCGGAACGCCCCTAGTTGTCCTCCAACAATGCTCATGCGCGGATGATAACTCATCCCGTGGGCCGTGCCAATCGGGGGCATTAGTCTAGGTTCTCCGCCGCGTAATACTCCCAGAACGTGGAATCGAGGTACTCCCGCGCGACAACAACCGCGCGGCGGCCGTACAGCGCGGACGCGTTCCCGATGAACGTGTCCCCGTACCATCGCCCCAGTTTGGACTGGCTCCACCGGCGGAACTCCTTGGCCGTCCACCCCAGTTCATTCGCCGCCCGTAGGATCGCCCTATCCGCCCGACGGCGAGCGCGAGCGGTGATGTAGGTTCGAGCCGCCCCGTATCCCCAACGGGTCGAGCCGAAGTCGCGTTCGGTGCGCGCCTTCACTTGGCCACCCCGGACACGATGGGTTCGCCGTCCAAACTGGTTCTGCACGAAAAGCATCGCGGCGTGTCCTCGTTCACGTCGGGCGAATAGAGCGCGTCCATGGTGTCGTCGTCGTTGTTGCGCTTCGCGCACGGAATGCACAGCACGATCCCCGCGATCGTGTCCGCGTATCCGACTAGGGTGATTCCCGATCCGGTGTTCACTTGGCCACCGTGCCAATCACCACGATCGCATCCACAAGGCCCGTGAAGTAGCCGTGTACGGCGTGAACAGCGTATCCCGCCGATTCCAACGTGGTGCGGTATTCGTTGAGTTTGGCGGCGTGTTCTGTCGTCCCGTTGTTCGGCCCGTAGCATTCAACGCGCACGTTCCCGGACGGCGTTGTCGCGACGATGAACCCAGGGGTCCGGCGACCCGCGCCCCGGATCATTCCCGCGGTGCGTGTCGAACGTGTGTGATTCGTTCCCAACGTTTTCGAGATTGTGTTCGCGTTCATTCTTCGCCTCCTGTTGTTCACGGGGGACATCCCCGATCCGAGGAGATTGTGGAACGGGCGTTCCCGCTCGTCAAGTCCCCCACCGAACCGGTTCGGCCCACCAAATCCGAATAACCCCCCCACGCGCACGCGTGCCAGGGGGTTGGATGTAGCGGTCGGAACCCCCCGAACTTGTCGCCCC